TAAGACCCAAAGGGCCTCCAGGTAGCTTAACGACGCTACCGAACTTCTGCTAGGCTTGAGAAGCCATTACTACCGTTACGAGAACGGTACCCACCCTACTCGGTACCCGGTTACGGAATCTCTTGGGATTAGATTACCCCAAAAGTCCCGCCGGACCCTGTAGAGTGCTGCGGCCATTTGAACTTCCGGGTCAAAGTCAGACCACCGAACCGTACGGTTGGTGGCAGGACGATAGACCTGAACATATCGAATGGACGAGCGAGTGCGAACTACCCAATGAGATTCAGAATCATCAATAACGATGTCTCCTAACTCAGCGGGACCACGGCAAAAGCGGATATGAATTGGGATGCAATCTAGCACCTTCATCCACGCCCGCTTCAACATGGCCCATCGACTTGGTATAACTTCTCCGTCGTGCCCTTTACAAGCACGTCGGATACCGTTTGCCAAGCTTATGTAGTGCTGTGGCTCAGATGGCAATACTTCCATGTTATGCGCGCGAACGCGTACACCACGGAAGTAATCGCCTCCACAACTTTCGCGGAACCATCCGTCAACAAAAGTCTTTCTCTTATTAGGAGTAAAACCAAAGTAACGAAGAGCCGCCAATACGTCATCAGACGCCTTCGTAGGGACGATGATATCGTCACCGAAAACGAAGAGGTCGATACCAGGCGATGAACCTGATACCACTTGAGCAATTGCCCCGAAAAGCAATGTCTCAAGCTCGAACGTAAAGCCGTTCCCCATCGATGAGAACTTCTCGAGATGAACCCAGCGCCCATCGACTTTCGTCTTAGGGCTACGGAGTTCGGAGAGAGCTCTATACCATCGAGGGGGGAGTAAAAGTTTTACCAGACTTTTACTAACGGTATCGCTAGCGGACGACAGATCAATGGTGCTATACTCTCCCGTGAGGGAGGCATAGCGGGCCCACTTCCGGTGGGTCTCTTGACCATCTTTCAAGTCGAAACCTATACGTTTGAGACGTTTTCCCAAGGAGACACCAAGGCCTCTCTGGTAGAACGCATTAATGCTAGGTTCTTTGCAACAGCCGCGTAAAGCTTTTGCACTTTTCGGTACAGTAAAGAAAGAATTACCTTTAATCACCGTAACGCCGCTATATTGAGGAGAAGCCGCCGTTCGTTTAATCACGGCAGACGCCCATTTAGTCTCAGACCAAGAGACTAAGTTGGGCCATGCATCCTCGGTAATGGTGGGAGAAGAAGACATTTTGTCAGGCACAGTACAAGCCCGACTCGAGTCGCTCATAGTCGCACCAGGGCCAAACCTACCATAAATGGTAGGAGGACCAGCACCAATCCACTCCTGAATTTTTTCTCTAATCCGCGCAACAAGCGAGGACAGATTCTCGTTATACGAAGGATCACTCCAGCCGTAGAAGAGAGATTCAAGGCGAAGGTTCGTGCGGTGACAGGCGTGTTCGCTTTCAAAGAAAGAGTCCAACGCTTTCTGAGGAAGGTTCAACTTGGACGGGAGAGATTCGCACTTGCGGAAAAGTTCCGTAGCCACGTTATCCCTCCAGAAGAGTTCCCCGTCGTCATAGTGCTTAGGCTCAATTTCCATCATGGCTAATTGAGTCCACTCGCAGTGTCTTACCAGTATTGCAACCGATAAGCTGCGAGCGCTTGAGAGTCCTTCCATCATGGATAGGACAAAGTCTAGCCCCTCAGGGGTCAAAACCTCAGCCGCTTTCACTTCAACGCACCGATTGTCTAAGTCGGTGCGTAACCGGAGGCAATAACGCTTTTGATAAGCGCGCTTGCCACAAGGTTAGGCATCTGGGCGGACAGTTCGTTGATAGCCGATTGACTCATGTCTTTCGGGTATTTGAACTCACATGTCGCTTCACCATACCGCCATACGGAGGAAGTGGAAGTAGTCGTGTCGGTCACAACCTGCGGAAACCGATAGGTCCCGCGGATTACACGCTGCTTGCCATCCTTCGAATCGCTCGATGTCACTCTGAATTCCCTACGGAACCCAGGGGCCACCGTGCTATCGTAGGACCAGATCGCGGGAACACCGTTTCCGGCGCTCGGCGTCCGAGCAACATACAACACGTCAGTTGTGCCATCGCTGGCCTTGACTGTGATATCTGCCATACTTGGCATAATAACTCCTAGTTTTGAAAGGTTACCTACGCAGAGTCTGCACAAGTAACGATGCGGCAGTAAGGCCTCTAGAGGCCGAAAGATGCCACGGTTTACGAATGGTCAAAGTAGGACCGGGAGGCAAACCCAGATTACGATGAACCTCGAAGCAGCTAGTATCGCCAAAATGGGTATCGCTACCTATCTTTTGCGTCCAACTGTTGTAAGACTTACATCCGATCGTGTAATAAGCTCCGCTGAACGTGAGTCCGGCAAAGTCGCTCCACGCTGTAAGCACGTCCTGCACATTCACAAACCAGTCTAGTACGAAACTAAACCGAATCATGTCAAATGCAGCCGCTAATGGGTTGACTAAACCCATCTGATTGGCGAGAAAGAGGTTCGGATTAGTGACCGAAACGTTACCACCAATTACGCAATAAACATACCCATCATTCACACTACCCGCAAAAAGCGGAAAGCCGTTACCGACGTAGCGAAACACTACCCTGGAACCAGACCGTAAAGCCTGATCTTTGAGTGGCTGTTGAAGGGCGTTTATCGAATTATAAACATCCTGATATAGAGGTTCAAGACCAAAATGAAACGCAAGCCAATTGTTCGCGAAGTCTTTCGACTTCTTGCCCAAATCGCCGCGATTTATAAGTCTCTTACCCCGTTTCACGAACTCCTGGTTCTCACCAGCGAGGGTGTAGACGGCACGCGTCCACTCCTGTTTACGCAAAGCAATCGAGAAACCATATAACCTAGTCAAAAGGTTTGTCAATAAAGACATGGTTTCGTGACGCTCAGCTAGATTCGTCAACCAAGACGCGGCTTCACCAGTAGACGCTTTAAACTTACTATAGGCCTTATTAAGGGCCCAAGTTTGTTCATTTGTCAAGTGGGAGAGGCTCAGCGCTCGGAAAGACGGATCACCTGACGTATTAGCTGCTTGAGCGGAAACAAACAGAGGGTCAGGTTGATCGACTCTTCTTATGAATGAGTCGAAAGCCAGAGGACGGTCGTAAGGCGTCTTCTGCCGGTACCAAGTTGCTTCCCTATGGGATATCGCATAGATATTCCCAGGACCACCGCCTACCCATATGGGTGGGATGACATTTTGTACAACTGATATCGGGCCTGTAATAGGTAATACCATATCAAATTCCTTTGAAAGGGACTACAAAGGGCGTGTTAGACCCACAATACAGGACTGTTCTAACAAGGCGAGAAGGTTCTCTCCTGCCCTATTAGCGATTCGTGCCCTTGCCAAGGCCGCTAGGTCTTGGCAACGAATCGCAGATGCGCTCTTGCTCTTCATAGTAATCTCGGAGTTCGAGGTGTATGTCGAGGTTCAAGCGGTTATACTCGCCATGAGTCAATGACCCATTGTTATAAAGCTTTTCAATGACGTGTTTCAGTACACGGAATTGAGGGGGCATGCTCAGATCGAAATCTGAAGTAAGACCCCTGATAGTATCGGATACGATGCTATCAATAGCAGAAAAAACACGAACTGACATAAGAACCTCCAACATGGGATTAGAAGG